CGTACAAACCTAAGAGTTCTTGTCCCATTCCTTCCGCTTGCGTACACTGGTCTAAAACAGAACCGATGAGTCCTAACAGTTTCTCAGAATCCTTGTATTGCTCAAGGATGTACGGTTTTGTAAATTCTCTGTAATCGCTAACCCAATTCATAAATCCCTCTACATCCGATTTAAGATAATTCGAGCACCAATAAGATCGGCATAACTAGTACTATCAACGGGTATTACCTGCGAAGTATATACAGGGGTATCTTCTAAATTATCTGTAAGGGCAACCTGAATTACAGTTTGTCCAATTCCTGGAACTTTGTATATCCCTGAGCAAACGCGATCGGGGATAACATCTTTTCCAATTGTGTATTCTGTTTTCGACCAATCTAAAATTTCTGTTCTCAGACTTTCTTCGCCCGGGAAAGTTTCTTCTGAATAAAGTTGGTAATCAATTTTTATCCAAAGAAATTGTGAGACAGGACGAGAGAATCCAACAAGTTGAATTTCATTATTCGTGTCTTGGATAAAAACTTCGGTATTTCCAAAAGGTTGTATCCCTGCCGCGATCGTGTTCCAAATACACATCGCAACATCATAATCAGATCCGCCGATCACTACAGATTCCGAAGATTTAGGGGGACGACCCGATTCGTCTGTAACCCAGTTTCGATTTGAAGTTGTCTTTGCAGAAATTACACCTGGGACATCGTCCAATAAATGAGATTGAATTGCCTCGTCTGTACCCTTTGCTTTTATTGAGTTGACAGACAATTCACGCCTAATCCTTAATTCTTTATCCGTCTCAATTTCAGTCCCAGATATACCGGGTAAGTAGTTGTAAACTCTATCCCAATCTGATACAGGAATTAAAATTGTATTTAGCTCACCCGATGAAAGTGTTTGATAGCCAACTTCGTCTGCTTCAAATCTTCCAAGTGTTCCAGCATAAATATCGAAACCGGACGGTGCATTTACTACACCTAAAGGCGTTTCGTATCCATTGTAAAACACATTTAATTCGCCGTTAGTAAGTAAAGATTCACCGGAGTAAGTTGAGGACATTAAAGCAATTCTAAGAGCTTCTAGGGTTGTTTGTGCGGCGTTTGGAGTGAATGTTACTGTACCAAAGGTAAATTGGAAAGTCAACTCTGTTCCAGCTGAGTGACCACTTGTTTCTGAAATGATAATTCGTTGCGAATTTATGCGAGAAAGATTGACAGGTGCTTGCAACGAAAATGACAAATTACCTCTTGAACGAAGTGCTTGAGAACCTTGTGGTATAACAGCATTTTCGGCTAAAGTGTAAACCATAGCGTCACAATAGCAAGCCATAGCTAGTCGTCTTTGAATTCCACTGAGCCCTGACAAAATGTCCAAAGAAACACCTGTTGCCTGGTCTGGGTCATGTGCAGAATAAATTTCTTGTCCGGCTTCAAACCAATGCGAAGAAGCTAATGCAAGTTGACTGATTAGTAATCCATTTGGACTATCTACAGTCGTATCAAAATCAGGCCCGAAAACAGTTTTAAGGGCTGTTTCAATTTCAGTTCGTATTTCTTGCAGTGTCTTTCTTACGAAACCTGAAGGTGTAACAAAAGTTCCCATTTTATATTTCTCCGTTGACCTCATTACCGTTGTCAGCTAATGCTCTAAATATAACTTTATATTCGCGAGTAGAGGCATCAAATTTGATTTTTAATTTTTCTAAACTTTTCACCCCTTCTACGCCAACAATGGTGGCAGCAAGAAGAGAGCGAACTTTTCCTAAATCAGGATTTTTTTTCATTACTTCTTTGAAATACGGGACACCCATATTTCTATCTAAATAGCATTCTCCTCGGAATGTTTGTAATCGACATTTCACTCTTTGACAAATTAAATCAACAAGCTTATCCAATGTCTCACTTTTTCGGAGACTGATATTTCCAGTTTCGTCTAAAAATAAATCCCAAGTTTCTGTGGCAAGACTAAATTGCATAATTCTCCTCAGGTGTTGAATTTGGCATAGGTGTTGGAGGACTTGATGGGCCGGCAGGTGTTGGGTGTAAATGGTCCATTACAGAAACACCGGCAGCGTCAGTTGCCCCAACAAAAATATCTTTTCTCACAATTAAGTTATCGTGAAAAACCATTGGTCCATCAAAAACCAATTTCTTTGCTTCAAAAGTAATTACACCATCTTTGTCAATGTGTATCTTACAACGCCCGCGAATTGGTTTAGGAGATAACCCAGGTATTGCCACTGCATTATCTAATCCAAATTTTGAAGCAGTGCAAGGCGAAGAAATACTACCATCAGAGTCTCTCCAAAAACCTGTATCAAGTTCTGAAAACAGTAATAAAACTCCGTCACCTTTTTCAAGTGGAAAATCAATATCAAAAGAAGCTGAAGAAGGAAAAATTACAGGAACATCTGAAAGTTCTGGTATTTCAATTTCAACTCCGTTATCTCTTAATAAGCGTATGGTCGGTTGAATTGTCGCTCTATGTGTTTCAGCATCATATGCAACTATGACGCCGGGTAAAGAGGTATGGACGCTTTCCATTGTAGCGTTGAAAAAATTATGTAATGTCGCATTTAGAGAACTCATTGTATTTATGCCTCTACTAAATCTAAATGGGTTGAAAATTCAGAGTCTGAGCGATTACCTCCATTTATAATCATTCTGTCAACAACAAACAAACCGTCAACTTTTCCATGACAAAGATGGACAAGATTATTTGGTTTTATTTTTGGCATCATAATTATATGGGCGTCATAGGTTTTCGGAATAGAAGTATATGCTTCGTCGAGTGCTTTGTATATCCCTTCCTCTGCACCTGTTCTCAGAATCATCATTGCATTGGACTTCCCTGAAACTGTAGATTTTTGTTTCACAGAACCTGCCAAATCACTTACCTTTGTTCGAGTGGCTGCGAGGTAGTCCGTTGTATCAACTAAATCGAGTAACCCACAATCGTTTCTCAAATACGCCACAGAATAGCTAGAATCCGCTACTAAAGAATAGATTACCAACTGGGCTACGTCTATGTATAGCCCGCAATTATGGGCACGCAAATCACGCCCTACACGCTCAATCGCCTCTCCAGATGAACCTATAAATGTCCAACCCCCTGGAAGTGTTATGTTTTCAATGTTTTCTAAACCAATAGGGATTAATCCTAAAATACCGCCAATTGCTTCAACAACTTTACCCCAGTTAGAATTTTTCTGAAAATGTAATACAACTGGGGTAGATGTAAATGGGCGTTTGAGTGATCTAAGAGAAATAGATCTTAGTGTTGTGACAGTATCTTGGTCAACTGAAGTTGTTTGAGAATCTATTATATTCCCCTGGTAAATTAAACCAGCTTCACCTTCGTCAGAGTAACCTGCATAAATTAAGATATTGGAACCTCTGGTAAGAACTTTGTTCTGCGTGTCTTCGCTTGCATTGTAGATCGTGACCGTTGCTTCGTTGTCATTGAAAATGCGAGATCGTATTATTTCAAAATCCAAATCGAGAGACGCAATGTCAACTTCCGTCCATTCCCATTTATCGCCTGTTTTCAATGCAGGAGATCTTACCACAACTCTTACAACTCTACCCCAAGCCATTTCTAGCCTCCCACGTTTTCACTTCTTCCGGTGTTATCCAAAACAAGCCCCAGGTATTTCCTAATGCTGAATATTCACTAAAGTCTGTTTTAAGTGTTGTAAGATTTACAACAACAAGATCTCCGAAAATAGGAGAAACAGCGACTTTATTTTTCAATAAAGGATATAAAGGGACAACTTTAATGCCAACCAATTCAGAAGTGTACCCTTCGACATCTATAAACCATGCGGAGCTTCTTGTATTCCAGCAAAGTCTCACAGTGAGAACAATTTGTTCAGGTATTAAGACTTGAAATTTTTGGTCTGCACTTTTATCTGGGTTAAAAGGTATTTTCATCATAATAAATTAAAGCCTTATTTCGACATTATCAAGGAATAAACTATTTTCTTCTTGTGGGGTTGCCTGCGTTGCAACCTGCTGACCTGAGTTTACTTGGTTTGCAGATTTTTGCTCAATTGTAGTTTTCATTTCTTGTGGTTGTACGGCTGCGGTGATTTTATCTTCCCTCAACTTCACTTTATTCACTTTTTGAAAACTTATATCAATTTCTAAACAGTCACCGGTATTCTCATTTCGTTCAGTTGAAATTCTTGTAATAGCTACATTTTCATAGACTTTTAAAGAGGTGACAAGTGTAACCAATTCTTTTCTATCCATGAGTTGTTCTAAAGCTTCCCAAGTTTCTTGCGCCCTGTTTGTAAGGGTAATTTCTTTTGACGCTTCTTCTAAATCCGTTGCTTTCGAATCTTCAGTCAACGCATCAGACCCGCTGTTAGATAAAGAGAAATTAGAAATCAATGCTCGCAAAGACCCCATTCTTAAAGCGATTGCAATGTGGTCACTTACTTCAGCATTCTTTTCTACAGGATGCGAAGTAACCATTGCAATTTTTTCGTGAGTTTCATTTAAGATCAAATCTAAACTTATGTCGCCGACGCTGTACCCGTCAACTCTGTAGAAAAGACTTGTCGGGATACGAGGTTCTGATGTACCCATGATTTTTCTTGCTATTGCACCGGCTGCACTTATCACATCTGCCCCACTAATAAAGATTTCAATTTCACATTGAATGCCGCATTGAACGCCCTGTTGGCTATATCTACAACATCAGCAGCCCCTAATCCTGTTTTAGTGTCTTTTTGAGAATCTGGGATCTTGAAGTCAAAGGAGTTGGCAATATGAACACTTCCTTGCCCTTGCTGAATTGTTTGTTTCAATCCGTCAGTTGCACCTTTTTTCAATTTTGCATCTTCCCATTCAATCCCACGAGACTTTTTGTAAAGTTCTTTCGCGTCGTCGTACATTTTAGTCCACGTCTTTAAATCGTCCGCGGCTTTTTTTCTCTGCTCATTAGTTGCCGAAGGATCGTTTGCAAGCTCTTTAAATGCTTTGAGTTTTTCTTTATAAGTTTTTTCGTAGCTTTTTAATCGCTCTTCTGGTCCTTTATAGAACGCATCGCCTTTTTCAAATTCGTCTAATTCCATCTGACTGAACATTTCTTTCAACTCTTCTTTTTCAGCGTCACGAAATGCTTTAATAGATTCTAAGGCAATAAGAGTGACGGTTAGTATTCCACCAACCCCCAAGAACATTGATTTAATTGAATTACCAACTGTCTTTGCCGCTGTGCCAACGGTGTACATAGTTGATCGTAGAACCCCCATTGCATTTATTTGCCCATAAATTGCTCCAGTAGATGACATCGCCGCTCTTTGCACAAACAGTTGAGCACCTGCGAAAGCACGAGTTCCAACTATCGCACGAGTGAGCATTGCTTGCAAGCGTGGGCCAAAGATAAGTAACAACAACGGCCACAATTTATCGAGGTGGGTGATAAGAGAAACAATTGGTTCGATCAGTGCACCCAAAAGGCTACCAATAAAGCCGAGTAATGTGCCAACCGTTGATAACGCTTGTAAATAAGTATCCCAGTCAATCTCTTGTAGCGTTTCAGCAAAAGCCGAGACAGATGCAATAATTGGCCCCCAGTCGATTGCAATGACAGCGTCTGCCATTTTTTTCAACAAAGGTAAAAATGCCTCAGCCATGTTTTGCAGAGCAGTAACGACATTATCCTTTAATGTGGACAACTTACCAGCCAGTGTCTTGCTTTGGGCCTCAAGGTTACCAAAAAACAACCCACCCTCAGAGGTAGCTATTTGGAACGCCTTGGTCACATCCTGTGCTGAAATTTTACCCTGGGACATCAGGTCCTTGAGTTCCTCCACGGATTTGCCGGACTTTTGAGCCATTACAGTAAGCGGGTTGAACCCCTGGGTAATAAGCTGAAGCAAGTCTCCCCCCATTAGCTTTCCAGTGGACTGAATTTGCCCAAACACCAAGGCTAGGCTGTTCAATTTATTTTTATCTCCTCCAGCTACATCTCCCAGCATTTTAAGAGTAGGGACCACGCTTTCAGCTTCCAATCCGAAAGCCATTAAAGTTTTCGCAGCTCCCGACAATCCGAGCTTATCAAAAGGAGTTTCAGCGGCAAATCCCGAGATCTCTTGTATGACAGAGTTCGCACGATCGGCAGACCCTGTCATTACTGTAAATTGGGCGTTGAGGCCTTCCATAGCCATTGCAGCCTGAATCCCTGTTTTAGATAGGGTAAACAAGCCCGCACCAACCGCAAGTCCACCAACAATCTTTTTGAAGCCGCTGAGTGCCGACTTACCTTTTTCTAGTCCTTGAGGATCTACTCGAAAACCGAGTTTCGTTACTAATTCTTCAATAACCATTTTCACTCCTTGATAGCTTGATTTTGGTATTCCCCAATTGCTGTTTCATAAGCTTCTCGCATATCCAAAAGAGCATTCATTTTTCTCACATCTTCTAGATCCCAAGTGTTTATTTCAGAAAGTGGAATACCTTTATCAAGGACTATTCGCCAGACTGGCCATTCGATGTCGAGGTCAGTGCGTAGTTCGCCTACTTCGCCAATTTCAGCCCAGATTTTTTCACTTCGTCTTTTGGCCGTTTTACAAAATCGGTTAGATCTTGGAATCCAAAACGGGCCATAAGCGTAAAAGGGGTCAGTTTGTTGAACCTCCAGGATTCTAAAACTGCTTTGTAAAGCGTCTCTAACGCCTGACCTTGAAAGGCTTGGTTAAGTGTCGCAGAATCTCTTATCTCAATTGCTGGGCACCCTGGCGCGACAATAGTGGCACCTGCAAGACTTCCGACAATCAAAGTTTCTTGGACAGCCTCAGAAAGTCCTGCCAAAGTAGATCCTAAAATTCGTCCAAGCCCATCTAAACTGATGTCGCTTGAAAGATCAAGTTTTTCAATGTCGACAATTCCTGTAATAGATGTAATGACTGGCATAACAATGGATAACACCGCCGCATCCAAGTGACTTGCCTTAAGTATTGGAAGCGGGGTGTAGGTTATTTGCAATTCATCAACAGAAAGGGTAGTAGGTTGTAACATGAGTTTAATTTCCTCCTAAGAGTGATCCGGCAGCACCTGTCTCAAACAGCCATGCTCTTCCACTTGTATCGTCGCCAAATTCAGCGTCTGGGTCTTTTGCAATCCAAGCCTGTGGGGCAGTGAAAAGCGTTGTCCCTAAAAGATCCTTAATGATTAAAGGAAGGACCCCGACATTGCTAACTTGGTCAGCAGTTAGCGCCACAGACAAATTAGTGTTAGATGTAGAAGTTTGAAGAAGGGTGAGTTCTACTTGAAAATCGTAAGCGTTTTTATTTACACGCTCTACATCTCCGCCAGCACCTCTCTTCTTGTCAAACGCATTACCGTTTCTGGTAATCTTAATAAATGTACCTTCAGCGAAGCCGGACAAAATCATCCCACCCCATGCAATGGTAACCATTTTTGGATCATATGTAGCAACCGCAGTTCTCATAATGTAGCTCCTTTTAGATTGAAATTGTACCGTCAATAGAAACGGCGTGGAATGCTCCCAGATAAAGAGCAGTGAATCTGATGGCTGGTAATTTACGAGCAACTTTGTCAGCTTGTGAAATGCCAGCATATTTTGGTACCGTTACAACAATAGAATCTGCCTGAATAATTCCAGCGTTTGCCGCTTCACTCAAAACACCTCTCACAATTCCTTCTTCCATTGTGATACCGTTGTCATCGTAAGGGACTTTTCTGTTGTTTACAAGAGTACCATAAACAGCCTCTCTTAATCGTGCTTCAATCCAGTCAGTTCCAATGATAATATCAATCCATTCGCCGGAAGCAACTTTGCCTTCTTGCGTAATGTTTACACCACCGACTGAATCGTAGAAGTTACAATTCTTACCTTTTAATGCAACTTCTTTCGACCCAATATTGTCAACTGCAATTCCTGCCAATGTCTTGAAAGCCCAAGTTGAAGTACCAGGATTAAAAGGAAATCCTTCGCCCATCCATGCCGCGTCAGGGTAATCGTTGCCACTTGCAGGTGTTGCATGATAAAGAACTGCGGTGCGTTCCATTGCTTTTGTTTTTAATTTGTAAGCAATGTCAGAAACTGATAATGCGTCGTAACAATTTACATCGCTCGACCAAAGAATCATAAATCGTTTTTCAGCTTCAACCCAATCGGCTAAATCTTCTTCATACGTTTCAAGGACATTTTGGTCCGCTAAAACACCATAAAAAGAATTGTCTTCATTTTGAATTAAAGCTAATCCTTCTTCAATGCTTTCATCGTCTGTGTCCAATCGCCCAACGACAATTCGAGATACAGATGGATTTTGTGCAAACACTGCTCTTGCCATCTTGTAGATTTCATCGGAGCTTTCAAAACCTTCGTCCATAAGCGATTTCAGGTTCTGATAACTTCTTGCTCTTGAAAAGGCTGGAGTGGTTTTGGTGGTGGCGAAAGTGGAAAGCAATAAGGGCACATTGAATGCCGCAACCGCCACGCCTGTTGTTTCACGGGAAATGTTTATTTCCACTATTTCTTTTAATGACATTCTAGCCTCCGTTGGTTATTGTAATGTCTGTTTCAAATTTGTCTTTACTTATTGTACCACCGATTGATCCACGAACTTCTACTGTTTCAATAGTTTCAAGTGATCCCATCTTTGCTCTTGCTCGTAACATCGTCAAGGTCAATAAGTGTTCTCGTATCCAATTAGAATCATTTAGATATGGAAGTGTTGTAGGTCCGTCAGTTCTCAAAACTGATACACCATGTTCAGAAAATAAATTCTTTATTTCAGTATCGTCTAAAGATTCTGCCAATAAAATTAAATTGTCCCCTAGCCCGCGAGTTTCCCATATTTGAACACTACCCTTGTATTGAAAAACTCTTGGGCTAGGAAGATCAAAACGATCTCCAATTTCATGACTAGGTGTTGCCCCAACAGGCGTCCAAGAACCCGTACAATCAAGGGTCAAATAATTTCCTTTTGGAGCAGGAGCGTCTTGGTGACTCTGAATAATAATTACATCTTCACCTAAAACAGTTGTCATCCACTCAAAGAGAAAATCGTATAGTTCTTTATTATTCAACTTGCCCTCCCTATATCTGTTGCCAGGTATTTATAGTGAGGTATCAAATCATTTTGGAAATTCAGTGCTGTCACAATTTCCCATTTTCGACCTTGCCAAATTACAATGTCGCCGGAATTGTTTGTACCTTCTTGTGATACATTCATAGGGGTATTCGAATAAACCTTGACAGAGCCTTTGTCTCTGCGGCCTTGAGGTAAAAATTCTGTGTCCTTTCCAGTCGCTGGTTGAATTGATCCAATAAAATGGGAAAGCGTTTCAGTGTCTTTCCAAATCCCTTTAACCCATTCGCCTGTTCGTACAATCACAGATAAATTTTTTGGAAACAGTGTACTCATCCTCTCACCACCTTACTTGTAATTGACTGGCGGAATGCACCTTTATCTATAAGAGGTCGTGAACTACCCTTTCTCTTTTTTGTTGCTTTAGTGTTTTCTACAAAAGTTTCAACAACAAAACTCCTCTTTATCTCACCTTCATATGCAACACCAATCGTTCTCAATATACTTTCAGCGTTTGCACCTTTTATCGCTCTCTTGTATCCATTAGATAATAAGCGAACAAATTTTTTTTCAACCCTTGTTTTCGTCTGATGCATAAGAGGACGAGAAGGAATTTTATTTGCTGGCGAACCTTTTTCATGAATGTAAGCAAGTTCAGCCATTGAAATACCAACAGGTTTTCCATCAGCGTCTACAGGAGGTGTAGCGTCACCTGGTACACCAACATGGGCTTTCATTTTAGAAAGCTTTTTTATCAGTGCCTTTATTCTTTTCTTACCCATGTCTTTACTTGATGTGGAAACATCTGTAATTCTAACGTCCACGCACCACCCCCATAAAAGGTTTGCACCCTTTTCGGAGTGCTAACAGTTGCAAGCCAAATCTTGTTTGGGCAAGTTCTGCGTCGCTCGCGTTTGTTGATACTGAAATACCTGAGGTACCTGAAGACCCATAAGAAATCGACAAATCGCCTTCCTTCTTACTAACGATCGTTCCAGTTGTCCCAGCTTCTGCATTTCCACTACCGGCCCCCATTGCTCCGGAGACGGGTGTAAATAAGAAACCAATGTGAGCGGCAAGAAGTGCCACGGCCTGATTATATTTATGACCGTAGAACTTTGCATTGGTTCTCTCTTTAGCCATAGTGATGTAAACAGAAGCAGACGCATCGGATAAAAGATTTGGAGCGATTGCCTGTAAATACTGTTCTATGGTTAAAGGAGAATTCATTTATTGACCTCGGTTTTTCAATTCTTCGGCGATTGCAATTTTTCTGTTCATTGCCATTGCACGGATGCTCTCTTTTTCTGATTTTTCAATAAAAAGATCCGCCTGTGCTTCGCTTTGAATTTCATCTACCACATCTTTGATCTGGTCGTTTGGGATTTCGTCCGGCTTGCAAGGTTCTTTGACTTCTTTGTCACCTTTCTTTGTCACCTTGTAGATAGGAGTAAGGGCGCCTTTTTTAATGTGCCCAGCAAGTGTCGCCTCAACTTTTTTCCAGTCGGCATCACTAATGACATTTATCCCTGGAACTAAGACAAGTTTTGAAACACCTTTACCGCGTTCTACTGTCAAGGCATTGCTTTTCTTGTAATTTACTAACATATAATCTCCTGAAGATTTAGTTGTTTAATGGTGGTTTTAAGCTTCGTTTTGTCTAATGGTAGGTAAACGTGTACTGAAACCAAAAAACAAGCTTAAAACTTACCTTTTACCCGGTTTATTTGAAGATTTTTGCAAATCGGGTAAACAGCTTTTGCAAAACTCTTAAAAAAGTGGTGAACTATTAATCCCCGTCCACCAAGGGTTCTCTCAGGAGTAAATCCTAAAGACCGTCGCAGAACACAACAGATTGAGGGTAGTAGACAATAGTTCCACCTGTACCTTGTGAGCACAAGATTTCGTATGTCTTACCGTTCAATTGTGGAGGCATTTGTTCAAAGCGTTGTGGAATTTGAACTTCAACTTTCAATGGGTCTCTTGCGTACGCCATTGTCCTCGTTGTCTTGTTTTCACCTGCATCAGCTAAATCAGGAACCCAATCAATTTTCGTGATTTGAGGGTAGTTTTCTCTAATGAACTTCATAATGGTTTTGTCTCTGTTGGTACCATATGGAGTATTTTGCAAGAGGTTGAAGTTGCTTAAAGGCAGGATAACTGTATCAGGTTGTTCGATACCTTTTGTGCTTTCTGGGCCTGCTGTGATTAAGCCAGCGAAATCCTTTACGATTTCATCTGGAGTTTTGTCAGCCCAAGCTTTTGAAGTGCCTAATGTGTTGTTGCCAGCAACATATTCGGTGATACCAGGGTGGTTGATAAAACCAGGTAACTTCGATTTCTGGTCGCCCATCCAAGCAATCGCATCTTGTTTTTCGTCAGTTGCTCGGCGTGTTGCTTCAGCACGCTTTGCATCCAAGGAAATTCCAGCCTTTTGAGCACGACGGATTTCTTTAATTGAGTACCCGTAAGAAGAGCCGATTTCTTTAATTGGAGAAATGTGCTCTTCGCCACCAATGTCAACTCGTGGATAATCGTTTGCATAATCGGAAACAATTTTTGCCACGCCAACTTTGTCGAACGAGTGCCAAATAATGTGATCAGCCCCAGCGTCTTGGTCGCTTGAAACTGGTAAAAGTTGTAACGCTTTTAAGGCTTTGTGTTGAACATCATATGTTCTTGCCTTAATGAGTGCGAGTTGGTCACCAAAGAAAATTTGTTCTCCGGCGTCTAATCGAATTTCTTGTGGATTCATTTTTTGATCTCCTTAATTTTTAACCGAGGTCGATTGTGATTAATTCGCCACTGGCAGAACTTGAAGTACGAGCGTACCAATTGGGGTTTGCAATTCCGTCAACGCCAGCAGTTGGGGTGCCAACTGCGATTGTACCGTCAGTAGATGTTTTCGATGCGGTAATTTCCAAGCTGTTAGCGGCAGCACCTATAACCTTTGCGGTAACAGTAACAACACCTGCCAAAGAAACTGCGGTGAATTTGCAATCGTCGTCATCTTCAATCAATCCAGCTAATGCAGTACCAACGCCAGCAACTCCACCGTCTGCACCAATGTCTGCTGCGACTACGGTGTGGGTATAAATTTTTCCATCCAAGGAAATACTTGCTACATCACCGACTTCCCAACTGTCGCCTTCACCTGCACTGACGCCAACTGTAATGTCGACTGTCTTTGCAACACCTGTGACAGCGTTAGTCTTTGCAATGATTTCACCAGTGACGGTGTTTACAGAAACTTCTGTATCTGCATTAATTGCGGCAGAAACTTTTGCAACGATTTTGCCAGTACGAACTACATTGACAGCGTCGCCGTCTTTGTATCCACTTTTATCGAGTGCAGTGCGACAGGTAATACCGAGTGGCTTTTCTGCTCCGTTGGTCTTGCATTGTTCCCCGTCACCGGAGCCAAAAGCAACGACGCCAAAGCCAATGTCACCATCGGCTAAACGAGAATCAATTGTGTGAGTGCTCGACAAACCAACCAAAAGACCTGGGAGGTTTGAGTCCATATTATCATAAGCGGCCATATTTTGGTCTCCTTGTTTATTGGTTTATCAATCTTTCCAACCCGCATCCATGCGAGAATTATAAGAAGCTTTTGCCTTGTCTAATTTTTCTTGAACAGATAGGTTGGTTGTCTTTGAAGTTTCGGCAGCGTCAAAGCGAGATCTATTTTCTGCGGTGACTTTCATAAGTTCACAAGCGGCATCCAAACGGGCTGCAATGTAAGCATCGTCTTTGCCGTCTAAATTTGCGGTGGGGAATTGTTTTAAGATAATTTCTTTCTTAATGTCCAAATCGCTTGCGTCGTTTTTTACTTCAACGCCTGCACCGGCTGCCATCCCCATTAAGTCAACGCGAGCTTTCACAGCTTCTTCAATCTTTGTAGGTATTGCCTTTTCAGCACTGTCCAAGCGTTCTTTCAATGTGTCGCGTTCTGCTTCAAGTGCAGATTTTTCAGCAGTCAATTTTTCACTTTCTGCTTTTGCATCTGCACGAAGTTGAGCTAGTTCTTTTTCAGCAGTGTCAGCTCGAGTTTGATTTACTGTTAAGGCAGCAATTACTTGGGGCTCTGCCTGAAAATCGGCTCCATCAAGACGAATTGTCTTCATATTCATATTGTCCTCGTTTTCTTTGTTAAGTGTTTTAGGTAGTTCTACTTCGCCTGCGTCAATTCGAACAGCATTGCCATCGCCTGCACGCCCTGTAGGTACTAGGGCTACATGGTTGTATTTGATATTTCTTTGGATGCAGTCATAATCCATACCCATCCAAGTTCCGCTCGTCCATTCAATGTCGCAAGTATATCCGGGAGAAAGGGAACGGGCTGTCCCGTCTTCAACTGCTTTCACGCCGTCGGCTCTTGTAACAACAAGAGAGGCATATACTCTGTAACTATCGCAAGAAATATCGTTTCCAACGCACCCTGCCTGCAGATTTTCTACATTGGCTGTGGTAACGATTTTTTCATCGGGGTGGAATTTAGTGAGTGGCTTTAATTTCAAAGTCTCTAAAGAATCGCTATTGAACACTTCTTCAGGTAGGCGCAATTCTTTTCTAAGAGATCCATCTGGGTTCTTATAAGTAAACACGCCAATTGATGTAACAGGTGCTCTCGCAATTAAAAAACCCTCAGGTGTTTTTGTTGCAGGTGTCGTGGCATAATCGATGATGTCTTCATACCAGTCTAATCTTGTCTGAGTTTCAGTAGTTTTTTTCTTAGTCATAAACTTAAATATACTCATTTATTTTAGAAAATGCAAATTCTTAGAAAAATTTCTTTTCATTGTATTCTCTCTTTTGAAATCTCATTTAATTCATTCCAGTCGGGTAAAGCAATACATCTGCACATAATTTCTAATCCCGGATGATTGATCGGTGCATTGTCTGGTCGCTTTACCCATTCTCCGTTTTCATAGTAAACACTATAATCATCCCATCTACAACGCTTCCCTTCCATTACCCAATGAGACGGCGTTGTATTTGGATCTTTGAAGCCTCTTACTCGCTCGTCATAGGCAGTTGACCAGATATAAGTTTCCAAGCCAGCCTCTTCCATTCTCCCATGAGTCAGTTCACCTGTCAACTTACTAGCTTGATCTCTTGCGATTACTCTGGCACGCCTAAAAGAGATACCAGGCATCTCTTTTAAGATTAGTTTTTCAATTTCACTATTCAAGAGTCCATTTTTTACACTGTTGCGAACACGCCTTGCGACAGCATCTTTCATGTCCTGTGATGCTTTTGTTATAAGGGCTACCTGCTCCCTTGACCATCTTTCCAAAGTCATTGCAACCCAAAATTCGTCTTCGTTGAATGCTGCCCCTATTGCAATCTCTAAAAAAGCTTTCCATTCCTTTTTGTTGAATTTATTAAAACCCTCAGCGATGCCAAGGACTGTATCGTAAGAAGGACCATATTCTCCAACACCAGGGGATAAATCGTCAACAGCGTCTTGCCTTGGTAAAATCATTTCAACGACCATTGCAGTGTACTCTTTCCACTGTTTTTCCAAATAGCGAGATATCGCAGTTGTATATCGTCTCTCTAAAGAAAGTGGAAATTTAAGGCGCCTGCTTTTTAGCTGACGAAGTTTTTTTCTAGTCACTCCGCCAGATTGCTGAACAGCCGATGTGAATTTTGTTGCTTTCACTTTTAGTCCTCGAAAAGATCAGGTACAAAATCTTCGTCGACGACAGTGTCAATGGTAAATCCACCCATGAAGCGATTTTTGATAATCTCTTCTGGCGGTAAAATGCCGGCGTCCACATAATTCTTATCTGTCCTTGACATAATTTCTCTTACTTCCGCATCCTTCTTTTGGTCGCGTTTTGTTAGTGGATTGAAGTCAACAACAATTGTTGAAAGTTTGTTGTCTTCGCTTTTAATCACTTTCAATGAAGTATTCAGACAGGCGAGCAACTTTTTCAAAGGTGGTAACATCTGCGTCTTTTGCAAGCCTTGGATATATTTGTTGTAATTGTCTTCGTCACCTTCACCAGTTGCATTCATACCGGCTGCAGAACGCCCGAAAAGTTTTGTCACAGGAATTCTATAAGAACCCGACACGCTCATCGTCTGTCTGTCCCAGACATCTGCCACGCCTGCAAAAGTGACATTTTCTCTTGTGTAGTCTTCGCCTTCGCCAAGGAATACGCCGTTTATAACCGACTTCTGTAAATCCATCGCTTCCAAGCGATTGTCAATTGCCTTGTAGTTGCTTTCGGCGACAAGTTGTTCAAGGTTGCTCAATTTGTACTTACCAACCGAGCATTCGCCCATAAGATTTGCGATACCTTGACAAGTCATACCATAATTCCGTGCATCATCTAAACCTTTGTAGACACTTGACAACCCCCAATAAGTTTCGTACTCTAACCAACCCGGGAGAGCCCTGTCAATAATTGTAGTTGACTTGAACAGGAGACATCTGCTTGCATGAATTTCGAATGTTTCGCCGTTTGCCTTTTTTATAACGAATCTTTCATAGTCTTCAAAGTAAGGACTTTCCGGCATATTGTTCAATTCCATCATTCCAAGACAAATACGATCGCAACTATAAACACGAAGATCTCGTATTTGTCCACCCTTTTCAGGTCGCCATACTTCTTTCCAATCTCCCCCACCTTCTACATCCATGACAATTAAAGCACCACCTAAAAGTCCTGTCCACTTAAGAGCTTGAGTGAATTGCTTATGTCCACTTAGATTTTCAAACGCTGCATAGAGTCGTCCGTCATCGCCTTGTACTTCAAAACCGTCTTGAGTCATTGCTTCAGCTGGAATGTCAACTGCATTCGAGACGACCCCGCCACTGTAATATAAAGCCTGCAACTCGACTTGAGTAAGGCGTGTAAATCCAGGAACAGAATTTCTGCCTGAAGATTTATCCTTCATCATGCCGAATCCGGTTATTAAGTTTTTCCATCCGTCCATTCTGAACAGTGAACTAATTTTCATGTCTACTCCTTATGGCGAGTAAAGCGACGAGACGCCTCCGCCCTTGTAATAAGCCATTCGTAACAATGACGACGCGGAATCTGGTGCGTCTCTCGGATCTTGCCCGGGCCTATAATCGTTTATTTGATTTAGATACTCTGCGTCCGTGTTTGGATCCCAGATTATTTGTTGCCAGTATTTTTTGAGAAAGCTTACAATTTTGATATCTTTATTCATAGATTCATTGTAGGCGTGGACAATAGGGAAGCCCGGAATTTTTCTTAATTCACCGCTAGCCATCCCTTTGTCGGGATTTTTTTCTATATAAAAGTTTCGAACATTTCTACTCTTACACTCTCTTGCCACTTGTGACTTACAACTATCGAAAGTCTCTGGAAAGACTTTTCCATAAGCTTGTATCAATCCGTCCGGTCTCTGCGCCATTGCTGTGAAGGCGTTTGTGCAGGTGCCATCCCATGCTGCATCCAAGTGACCGAAAATCTTTGTTGGGCGAAGCGTGTAATCCCAAGGGCCATAAATAGGTTCATCGAAGATTTGCCCTTCGTCTTTTACCGATGTGTCCAAGTTGTAATTAATTGCGAAAAGAGATGCAGTTGTTGTCTTGCGTTTCTTTTGCAGTTCTTCAACAGACAAAATGTTTGTATCTTCAGGTCTGTATTTCCACGCTTCGGGTATTACCAATTCGTTGTCGTCGTTGATTAGAGCCCAAGCGTCATCTCTGTGCCAAGGTGTCCCTACAAAGAAACAGGACTTCCCCGGATCGATAATGTTAGTCACAATTTCTAAGACGCCTTGTTTAACCCTTTCTCTAGCAGCTCGGGAAAGGCGGGAATTTATTGTAACGATGTCGTCACAAATTATTCGGTCATAATGCTTACCAGTTGGGATCTGATTTATTCCGTACGCATCTATTGAATTTTCTTTTGTAATCGATTTTTTGAAAGAGAATAAAATTTTACCCCATGGACTTTTTAGAACTTTCGGGATTTTACCATGTGCATATTCGAACAAAGAAATAATCGCAGGGTTTTCCATATACTTCTTAATCGTGTCCAGTGTCGCGGCAGCTTCTGTGAAATTCTCACGAATAAGAGCAATGCGGTCTGATGGATGGAAAAGTAAATAGTAAATAATACCAACCTCAGTGATAGCAGTAGTCT